CTATATTGAGAAGCAGAAAGAGCAAGCTGAGCATTTATTTTATCAGCTTCTAAAGCATTGGCTGCATTAGTTGCTTTTGCTGCATTAGCAGCAGCAGTGTCTGAGATGATGGAGTCAGCAACTTCCTTAGCTTTAAACAAAGTTGTTTGTTGTCTATTGTCTAAGTTTTTTACATCCAAAGTTAAGAAAGCTTTAGCATTCTCTACAGCCACTTGCTGCCTATTGTTTAGGTTGGTTGTTTCTAAGTTAGCAATCTGTGCTGTCTTAGCTAACACCAGTGCTTGTCTATTTGACAAGTTCTGTAAATCCATTGTGCTTGTTAAACGTGCGTTCTCTAAAGCAATGGTTACATCAGCAGTGAAGTTTTTATCAGCAATGTCTGCAATACGTGCAGCATTCAACACTTTACTTTGGAAGTTTTGATCAAACTCTTGTCCTAAGAACTTAGCTCTTTGTTCTCCCAACACCATTGCTGTTTGCTGTCTATTAGACAAGTTCTGTAAACCCATTTGTTCAAACACTTTAGCATCAGCAGCAGCAATAGGAAGAGCAGCTTCTAGTGTTGCTTGAACAATGGCTTGTCCTGCTATGCTACTAGCACCAAGTCCTCTGGCTGCAAGCTGTGCTGTTACACCACGCATAGAAGCAGCAGCCCACGGAGGTGGATTACCAGCATCAAAGTTTGTCAACAATTTATTAAGCTGACCTTGTGTAGTCATCTCTTCTGAAACAATGCCTTGAGCAGCTTGTGTTTTAGCTAGAGCAGCTTCAACTGCTGTTTGATCTACAGCAGACCCACTAACAAGCTCACCTGTCTGTAGTGTTCTATCTGCTACATCTTTAACAAGTGTCGCTGTTCCTTGAGCAGCTTGTTCTTTACCCACTGCTGTTTCAGTGGGAACAACAGTGGCAGCTTCGGCTAGAGCTTTCTCAGATACAGTGCCTTGTTCTGCCTTTACACCAGTGAGGCTTTCAGCAAGTTTTGTTTGTGCAGCATCTGCCACCATCTTCTCTTCTGTCACTCCTGCTGGAGCAGCCACACCTTCTGCTACTGCGTCCGTAGTTGGGACAGCTTGTTGAGTGGTTCCTGCTTTATCAGCAGCGGCTGTCATCCCAGAGGTAACTGCTGTAGTTGTGGCAGTTCCTGAAGTTGCTGTTGGCTTTGCTGGTTCTACAGCACCCCCTTCTGCAAAACTTCTTTGTCCTCTACTAGAGGCATCTCTAGACGCTAACATTGTACCTAAAGCAGCAAAAGCTGCTGTTAGATCAAGAGGATCTTCTTCTGTGGGTTTATCTTCTTCTTCTTTTGGTTTGTCTTCTTCTTTATCTTTGGTCATTGCTTCTTTAGCTGTGTATGCGTCAGTTAAAGAAGGAGAAGGAACATCATAAAGCCCCGGAGGAGCACCAAAGACACCAAGCTGACTCACTGTTCCACCACCAGCAGCAGCAGTGGTAAGTCCTTGAGCACCTCCCATTGAAGCTATACCGGGGGTTGTAGTACCGTAAGAAAGACCTGCACCCGCACCCATACCGCCAGCACCTGTAGCTGCACTAGAGGTGACAGCAGAAGAAGAAGGAGCCGCTAAGCTTAAACCCTCACCCGCTGAGGCTTGCAGTCCTAAACTAGAAGATGATCCAGAGCTAAGAGAATAGGCACTGGAGGGAGCTGGAGGTAGAGACATTGTTTCTACACCAAGCATACTACCACCTGTCACTGCACTGGTTGAAGCCAGAGAGGCAGGAGCCACACCTGAATATGCCCCTGCTGCTTGCATAGCATATGGACTAGAAGCAGCAGCAGCGCTTGTACCAGCAGCACCACTACCAGCAGCAGCAGCACTAGCTTCAGCAGCAGCAGCGGCTGATCCCGGCCCAGCAGTGTAATAATATCCTGTATATATAGCAGCAACAGCAATGACAGTTGTCCAACCACCGGGTATGTATTCTTTTACTTTACCGTCAATCCAATCACCAGCTTGTTTAAGCTCACCTGCTGCCCAATCACCAACTTGTTTAACTTCTTCTTTAACTTTGTCGCTAACTTTGTTAGCCCCACCCCCGGTAGCCCAATTAACAGCATCCCAAAGACCCTGTGGCTTAATCTTTCTATCGCCAATATGTTTAAAAGCATCTTCAGGAAGCGTTGGAATACCTAAGAGATGATAAGAATTGTTGTGTCTCATACTAAAGCCTTCCAATCATAAAGAGGAACATCTGAAGCTGTTACATCAACGCCTATCTTTTTAAGTAAGGTGACAACACTAGACCCACCCTCTTTAAAAAACCCATACATAGCCTTCACTTCTCCATCCCTTATCTTATTCATTAAAGACAACATTGATACAGCCAATTTTTCAGGAGAGTCTGAAGAATAAGAATAAAACTCAACAATGTATGGCTGTAACTTTCTTAATATCACCACTGTATTATTTTCTTGGAGCAACACCAAGTCACCAAGCTCTCCTAGTTGTTGAATGGCAGAAAGTTCAAGCCTCGGATCAAGACCATACTTCTTTGCATGCTCTGTAATAATTTGAGAGGCTTTCATTTTATTAGCCACCACTTGACCACCCTTTGCATAGCCAGTGACATCGCCACCCTTTGCCATCTTCTCTGCCACCTTAGAAGATATCAAAGAATATTTCTTTGCTTCTGCTGGTGTTGACATCAAGAACTCATCAAACATATGCATAGGCCCGTTGTAGCCCATCTTCCTAGCTACAACTTCTTTTTGTGTTGCTGTGAAATTTTCTTTCATTTCTTTAATGCCTTATACAAATATTCTAAAAACTGTTGATTATCTTTTAATGTTGCTATCAACCCTGTCGTTACACAATACACTTGTCTTTCACTCATATTAAGTTGCATTGCAACATCTATTGCATGCACCACTTCGTGTAAGACAGTGTCTGTCTCTAGTAAAGGAGGTTGTCCGTTCTTTATATTTATCTTCAAATTATCATTGTCACAATTTCCTACAAGGTCTTTTAACTCATCTAAGAAGAAAACTTCATATTCTCTTCCTATTATATTTATATTTTTAAAAGACATTATATCATCCGTTAAGCAATAAGACCATTCAAATATACCGTCTTACCATTTTGTTTAGTTGCTGTCAACTCTTGTTTCTTAAGATTTTTAGGGTCGTAGGAAACATGAACCCATCCGCTGTCAGGAATACCGGGAGTGTAGAATTCAAGGATGAGCTGTGTATATTCTAAATTGTCCATAATCCATTGAGCCAACTCAGCATTAGCTACACCGGGTATTTCTATATCGGCTGCTTGGCCCTTGCAATGGTCACTGGTCTTCGATCCATTCACCGCTGCATTGCTCTCTGGAGAGCGATAGGCAGAGTTCACCTTTACACCTTTTTTATAATGGTCTCTAATTGGTTGCAACACTTTCTCACAAAGGATTTTTAAAGAAGCCTCTGCTTCAGGTGTAGGAGTGTTGTCTAAGTCCAGCCTTAGGGCTGTGTCACTCTTACTAAGCTCATGTAAGGAGAAGTTAGCGGATAGTTGGGTCATTTAGTTTTTCCTTAATTTCGTTATATTGGTTTATACAAACATTTAATTTACGTATTGCTGTATCTCCCTCTGCTGTTATAGCGATAAGAGATTCAGCAACTTTTCTGTCAAGTTCGGCACGTGTTTCTCCTGTGTCACTTCCGCTGGTAGGGGTGGCATCTGTGGTGGGTTGTAGACTACAGTTGGTGGCTTGGGTGGTGACAGGAATGAACAGCTTGCGTTCACCAGAGCTAACAGCAAGACGGAGATCAGTAATTTTCTTTTGGGCATTTTGTTCATTTTTTCTTAATGTTTCAGCATATGTAGTTGCTACGGTGGTTAGTTGTGCTTCAGTGTTTCGTGCTCTATCGTTAGCTTCAACCACTTCTAAAGCTGTCTCTACTCCCTTGTCGTAGCCGCCTTTCCAATAGCCCCCACCAAAGACAAGAACAAGTAAAGCTACGCCCAATAACAAATTACGCATCAGTGGTTTTTCCCCTGACATAAGCTTGAGCAGCCATGAATGCTACAACAATGGTTCCCATAGCAGCACAATAGGTTGTAGCTAATCCATTCAAAGCATTCACTTTCTCTAGAGATACAAAAGCAGAAGCAAGATAGGTTATGACGACAGGAGGAAGCACTAAAGCAGCCCACGCCATGATGCGTTGCTGATCTTGCATTTTGTCCATATTCTCAATCATCAACATACGTTCTGACTTAGCCAGCTCAGCGTCAGTGATGACACCATCGTGATCAGTGTCAAAAGCGTTGTACGTAGAATCTTTCTCTAATTGCTTATTCATTTTTTTGTTTCCTTTCTTTCTGTTCAATTTGTCTTCTTAGTTTTTCAACTTTCTCAATCTGTACTTTTGATTCATGTTTCACTTCTAAAACATCAAGGTATAAAAAACCTAATAGTGGAAGTAACAACGCTATTAATATACAAGCTGCTATCCATCCCATTATGTCCTCGCCAGTTTGCTTACGAATAGAAGCCACATCCAGAGGTATGCTATAAGGATTAGAGACGCTACGAGGTATGCTGACTTTTGCTGGAAGTCTCTTTTTTCCTCCTGCTGTTGCCATTTTTTATATCTCTCTTGAGCCTCTTGTTTAAGTCTAGCTTGTTCTTGTTCCTCTTGAATTACTTCTCTCATTTCAAATACAGAACTATATAAAGCACCCATCTCTGGAGGGCTGTGATACACCATTGTTTCTCTAATGGTGATTTCTAATTCAGCCATTTGCTGCTGTGCCATCACTCGCTTAAGAGCAGCCTCCATATAGTTTTGATCAGGGTCGTATACGTTTCTAGACTTGTCCTCTTCTTCTCTTATGTGTGCAGCTAGTTGTTCTTGAAGTTTAAAAAACTCTGTTAAACTTTTGACGATGTCAACTTTAACTTGAGTTTCATTAACAGCAACATACTCAGCTTTCTTAGATTTAGCCACAGGTTTTTTAATTTGTGGCTTAGGCTTGCTACCAAAGAAACTAAGAAGCTGTTGCCAAAAACCATGCATCTCTTTACCAATGGCAACAACTTCATCAGCAGTGTTCTTAATTTCAACAAAAGATTCTTTGGCTTGTTTATAAAGCTCACACCCAGCTTGTATGTTCTTGACAAGACCTGCTGCAAGTAAACAAAGGCTGATTGGATCAATTTTAAACTCCTAAAAAGTTCTTTAAAAACTCAGCAGCAACACCGGGGCCAAATAGCACAGCCACGATTACAGCATATAAAAGATATTCAATCTTATTCATGCGTTTATCGCCTTCTTCAAAAGACTTCTTAATAGCTTCATATCGCTGAGCACACACTTCTTCATGTGTCATAAGCTTAGCTTCTGTTTCAGATATTAGTCTGTCACTCACCACGGCACTCCTGTAGAGATAACTTCCTTGCGCTTTTTGTGAGCTTCCAATTCTGCGTCAGCTTGCTCTTCGGTGCTGGTTTGCACCAACGCTTTGACCCAGCCAATAACTTCAGCTTCTGTCAAATTTGCAAAGGGCACAGGTGTGTCACTTGGTGCAGTCAATCCAGTTTGGTAATTATGGGTGAAACTGTCTGTGCCATCGGAGGCAGTGACAGTGAAAGAGACAGTTACCACGATGCCGTTGGCATCACGTTGCATGTCGGTGATTTTGTACTCGTATGAATTTGCCACGGTTTACTCCTTATTTAGATTTACCAATTCATTGCCACTACATCAGCAGCACGATCAGGGTAGTCAGCAAGGTATTGCTCCTTGTCTGCTTGTGTGTATTCCTTTGTTGTGCCGTCTTCAAAGGTGACGATGAGTTTAGATTCTTCTGTGTTGAATGTGATTGAGTTCATTTAGAGCACCCTGTATGTAAATGAAAAACCATAACTGCTGTTGTTTACCGATGATGGCCGTAGCAAAAATTGCGCCCTATCGTTTGTAAGGTCTGCTGTTATTGCAACGCCTTCACCATAACGACCAGCCGTAGAGTTTGCAGCCGTACCACCTAGCTGTCGGTTTGCCGCTAAAGCAGAAGCTATCGGCAAACTCATTCCAAGAACTGTGTCTGTTGTTGCTGATGTCGGGTCAATATCAACCTGTCCACTTACAGTAACAACGTTTCCAACACGCATGTACTGACACTCGTAAGCTGTGCTTGCAGCCACATTAGTTGTATTCGTCAGCGTAGGCGTATAAGTACCACTGAATACGTTGCCGTCTGTGGCGGCTGGCGAAGTAACTGCGGTGCGGCTTGTTTGAATGCCACCAGTAACATCTAACGCACAAGCTGGCGCAGTAGTACCAATCCCCACATTACCGCTGGAGTCGATACGCATACGCTCATTTGCGTCTATGCCACCACCAGAATTGTCCCGTGTACCAAAGACTAGGGCTGTATCTGGTGTAACGGTTTCAGCAAGTGCGGCAACATACGCACCTACTCCAGCGGTAGGAGAAGATGTGTCACTTGTAAAGAACTGCAAACCACCTGTTGGTTGACCAGTTGTTACAGCAGTGTCTGTTTCGGTTATTCGGATAAGGGTGCTTCCGTATGTTGGGCAACCTACAACAGTTCCCGAAGCAAGCGTTTGTGAAACGCTTACAGTGTATGTGCCAATGCCACCAGTACCAGTGCCAAGAGCAGTGACTCTGGTGTATGGCTGAACACCTGAGCCATGAACTAAATCACCAACAGCAATAGTTCCCGCAGAAACAGCAGTAACAGTCATTGTTGTACTAGAAATAGATGCTGTTACTGACCAAGTTACGTTGTTATTTCCAGCAACTTCAAGTTTGGTTACGGGAGTGGTTGTGCCAATACCTACTTCACCTGCGCTGTTAATCCGCAAACGCTCTGTAGGCGATGAATCCCCGTCAGCAGTGGTGCTAAAGACCAAGCGTCCGGGCATGTCGTTTGTGCCGGGGGTTCCGTCTACTGCTGCATCAATATAAGCTGCGGGTATTTGCGCTGTTCCATCAGAACCGGAGAAATACAAACGCCCAATCGTGTCACCTGAATTAAGGATAGCTCCCGCTGATCTAGCTTTTGCAAATTCAATGTTAATTGGTGTTGTAGCGTCAGCCTGTCTAATCATTGACAGAGGAGTTGTTCCACCATTTATTTGAAGATACGCATTTCCCACCCCGGTTGATACTGCTGAAGAACCATTTATAACAGTTCGACCATCTGAATTAACAACAAATGCGGTGCTGTCAGGGTTAGTGCTGTCTTCCACAACCAACGCATTACCCGTACCAAGCTGAGTGATACGCAAAGCAGCGTTGGTGTTGTCTGTGACGCTGACAACAGTGTTGCCGCCAAAGAAGTTCTCAGCAGTGCCAGCCGCATAAAAGTTGTACTGCGTTGCGCCAG